CCCCCTAGCGTAAGCGGCTCCGGTTCGTCCGCGGCCGGCTCCCCCCCTCCCCCTGGAGGAAGTGCGACCAGCGCGGATCAAGATCCGCGGGAAGAGGGAGAATATTCAGCGGGGGGAGAGCCCCCCGAGGAAGAAGTTGCACATGGGGGCGAGCAGGCGACAGAAGCCGTATCGTCTGCCGCTGCCGCTCATGCCTTCGTTGAAAGTCTAGTCAGCGACTTTGACCAACAAGTTGGCATGGACGATATCCCATTTGGCGAGGTCGAGGACGTCTCCGACGAGGGGGGCGGGGGGCGAAGCAACAAAAAGCCGAAGAAGGTCTACGGCGCCGATCACTGGGCGCAGGTCGCTGACGTGCTCGAGAACTTCATCCTGATCTATGGCGAAGACCTCGTGTGGGACTGCCGGCAGCGCATGCTGATGAAGATCTCGGCCATGCGCACTATCGTCCAGAACAGCGATGTAATGAAGTTCTGGGGCGGTGATGCACGTAAATGGGTCCTCAAAAAGAACATCGTATTCGATCCGACCCAGACGCCTAGCCCGGCCCTGAGCGGTCCACTGGCGACCGTCAATCTGTTTAGTGGGTGGCAGATGAAACCGAAGAAGGGCGGCTGCATGCAGATCCGCGTGCTGTTGTCCCACCTATGCGACGGAAATGAGGAAATCGAGACATGGATCGCGCGCTGGCTCGCATACCCGCTGAGAAATCCGGGCGCGAAGATGGAGACGTCGATCATCATGCACGGCGACGAAGGGTCCGGTAAGAACTTCTTCTTCGAGAAAGTCGTTAAGGCCATCTATGGTGAGTACGGCTACGTCATCGGCAATGCCCAGCTGGAGTCGAACTTCAACGACTGGGCGTCGATGAAGCTCTTCATGGTCGCTGACGAAGTGGTGACGCGCGCCGAGCTCAAGCAGATGAAGGGAAAGCTCAAGTACCTGATCTCGGGTGACTCGATCATCATCAATCCGAAGGGGATGCCGGAGCACGCCGAGAAGAACCAGATGAATTTCGTGTTCCTTTCAAACGAGCTGACGCCTCTTGCCCTGGACAAGACAGACAGGCGCTACCTGGTCATCTGGACGCCGCCCGCCCTTTCCCGCGAATTCTACGTAGGCGTGGCAGAGGAGATCGAGCGGGGCGGCATCGAAGCCTTCTACCACTACCTCATGTACGAGCTGGACATGGGTGACTTCAACGAGCACACAAAGCCGATTTACAACGACGCAAAGGACAGGCTGATTGAGAAAAGCCTTGCGCCGGCCGAGCGGTTCTATAGGGAGTGGCAGCAGGGGCTTCTGCCGTTGCCGTTTATCACCTGCGGAGTTTCTCAACTCTATGAGGCGTTCAAGGTGTGGTGCGGACGCTCGGGCGAATCGAAATACACATCACAAGCGCTGTTCAGTCCGCAGATCGAGCGGTACTCCGGTGGGGTGCTGACCAAGAAGCCCATCAATTTCGATGTTGGGTCGAAGGTCAAGCAGCGCCTGGTGTTCCTGATCGGCGATCAGCCAGCAGACAAATCTCTCCGTGACTGGGCGGACGCGTGCTGGAACCTGTTCGAGGGCGATTTAGCGTCGTACCAGCATCGCGGGACTCAGGAATTGGGCGGCTGACCATCTAACGAAGGAAACCCCCCAAATTGCATACGGCCTTTAGGTACGGGCGAATTGGGCGGATTGGGCGGGTTGGGCGGTTTTCACAGGCTCCATGCGCGTAGTGCATTGTACGCAGTAGCAGTGATGGGTGGTGATCTCTCACACGGAGTCATTTTTTACCCACCAATCTGTCTAACTCGTCCAATTCGTTAGAAAAAACAAGAAGTTAGATAGTTAGGGGGTAGTTAGACCGATTAGGCGGTTTGTCAGAGTGATAAGGATGAGTATGACAAAGGGAGCGATGAGGGATGAGATGCCTGTTGTAACTGCCTGGATCGACAAGATGAGGGACGCCTTTGGTAGAGAGCACATCAATGGGCAGATAAGGGCAGGCATCAAAGGCGCGCCGGTCTTCTACGCAAGCGAGAACGGGCACACGGTAGGAACGAAGCCGCAGCGCGGTTGGCGAGTATTGAGGGATGAGCGGGGCAACCCGACCAGGATAGTGCAGGGCGATGATGAACGTGGGACAAAACAAGGGGAGTAGCATGGGAGCAGCAGTGGCAGGAATCGAACAAGGGGCAATCTTCCAGAGCGCAGGGCAGGCGGTACATGTCGCGTTCCTGATCATGGGTCAGGAGCCTGCGGGCGATGCCCCGTTTCGTAAGGCGCTGATTAGGGCGATGGAGTCGATTCAGCTAGACGGCCAGCAGCGTGACTGGCTTGACCAGTTGCGCGGGGCCTCCGGGGGATCGGTGAACTTTGCTGGGCTTCAAGGGGCTGAGATCCGTGCGCAGTGCGCGATGATCACGCAGGCAGTGCGCACCAAATTGCCTGCGATGGAACGTTGGGTGCTCGAAGCGAAGTATGGTCAGGTTGAGTTTGAAGACATCGATCTCGGCGACAAGCAGCTGCCGGCTACCGAGAAGCCTCGCCTGCAGCGTCGATATGCATTCAATGCAGAACGGATCGCGGCAATCCATGGTCTCTCAGACTGGCTGGCCCCACTGGTGCCGAATGTGAATCGATTCGCAATCGACTTCATGCTTGGGCAGATGTACGCGAATCATAAGCGTATTGAGATCAGTACCCGCGACTTGGCAGCACAGTTCGGCGGGAGCCATATGATCTACTTCCGTGCGTCTGGAAAGATTAAGCATCACCTCAAGCAGCTGGAGGCGCAGGCGATCGCCCGTCTAGAGCCGTTGTTTGTCGAGCACGGGGTTTGTTGCAGAAATTAAATAATTGATTGACGGCAGTGTTACAGACAGGATATATTTCTCCCATCATCGCAGTAATTGCATCCAAAGCCCGCTCATGCGGGCTTTTTGCATTTCTGCCGTGCTGATGTGCCTGCGGTGTTCCTGTGATCCTGGAGGCGTATGAATCTCAATCTGCATCGTCGCCCACGCCCTGGGCGCTTCCTCCGCTCTATCACCGTCCTCCGCAAGAAGTATCGCATCTGTCGGCGCTATGCCCTCAGGTGGGATGCTGCGTGCTCGAGTATGCGGCTGACCTGGGCGCTCGTTGACCAGTAATCCGGCCGTTGCCTAAGCACGGCGGCGTTGGGCGATAACGATAAGCGCACGAATTCTTAACGGCGAAAGGTGGTGATCAATCTCGATCCGCAGGATAGCGGGGGATACACACACGATTCGTTATTGCCCGGGCAGCCGGGCTTTCTTCTACAGCACTAATGGTAGTGGTTTGGCCGCTCAAGCTCAAGCGAGCACAGGACGGAGAATCGTCGCCGGTTGTGGGTGCATTGGTTGGGTAGGCCGCCAGCGTGCCTCTAGTGGCGAGTAACAGGCGCAGTCATCGACGAACAAAGGCCGTCTCCTATGCAGCGCTTTCCAGGCGCGGGCGATGACAACCGACGTTGTGCAGACGTCTACACAAAGGATTGATATGCCACGAGCCGCACCGCGCCCATGCTCACTGCGAGGTTGCACTGCGCTGGTGAAGGACGGTAGCGGCCGGTGCGAGAAGCATCCGCGTGAACCGTGGGTCAAGACGACCCCAACGAAGCGCATCACCGGGCGCCGCCTGCAGGCCATGCGCGCCAATCTGTTCTCGCGCCACCCGCTGTGCGTGATCTGCCTAGTCAATGACCGCGTCAGCGTGGCGACGCAGCGAGACCACATCAAGCCGCTTGCCGAAGGCGGCGCTGATGACGAGACCAACGAGCAGGCATTGTGTGAGCCCTGCCACGACGCGAAGAGCGAGAAGGAAGCCCAGCGCGGACGGCAACGTGCGCGGCGGGGGTAGGGCGGGCGGAAAGTCTGGGCCGCGTCCACTGGAAACCGTCCGGGTAGCCTTAGATTTATGGAGGCAGAAAACTACCCCTGGGGGGTTAACTGCCTCGACCAGCTGGCCGCCGTACTCGAAGGATCAACATGGACCCAAAGAAAAGCTTTTCCGTTGCGCTGCCGGCAGTCGGCTCCGACAACGTCACGGCATCGGCGGGCGAGGTCACGTCGCCGCCGCCGCCGCCTGTCATCGGACTGACCGGGGACGAGCTGCAAGTGTACGAATACATCTGCGCATCGCTGCGCGAAGCCGGCGTCGACCACCTCACTGCCGGCATGCCGCTGGCCGTGATAGTCCGCACCTTCATCGACTGGATCGCCGCCTCGAAGGAGTGCGCAGAGAAGGGCCGATCGCAGACCTCGAAAACTGGATGGAGCACCCCGACGCCCTGGGCCGATGACGAGAAGCGGCTCAAAATGGAACTTGGACAATGGCTACCGAAAGCATGCTTGACCATCCCGGCACTGGCCCGGGTACGAAAGGATACCGGAGTCCAGGGCGGCCAGGACGACCTGTTCAGCGCACTCGTAAACCACGGCACCAGCTCACCCGCAAACGGGTCGAAGCATTAAAACCTGAAGTTCTGGAAGAGTGGGACGAGAAGTACGGCCTGCCGGTGCTGCGCGGTGAGATCACCGTAGGCAAGTACGTGTACCTGGCAGTCCAGCGGCATTACGTCGACCTGGTTAAGGCGCCGGCACGCGGCCTCGTATTCGAGCCGCGCTACAGCTGGCACATCATCGGGTACATCGAGAAGTTCTTCACGCACATCAAGGGACCACTGGCTGGCACGCCGATCCTGCTGGATCCTTGGCAGAAGTTCTGGACCGCAGTCTTGTATGGCTGGCGCCGTGCCAGTGATGGTGGCCGCCGCTTCAACCGCGCCTATGAAGAGGTGGCGCGGAAGAACGGTAAGAGCACGTGGAAGGGACCGCAAGGCGCTTACCTGTTCTCGATGGACGGAGAGATCGGCGCCGAGGTCTACGCTGTCGCGACGACCCGCGCGCAGGCCATGACGGTCTTCAAGCCGGCATTCGACAACATCAAGCGCTGGGTGCGCCGGTCGCCTGGTGCGGCCCGCTCGTTCAAGATCCACAGCGGCTTGAACCAGGAACGCATCGAGCTCGACACCTCAGTGTTCGCACCGCTGCCGGCTAACGCCGAGAACCTGGACGGCTTGAACCCGTCCGCCATCCTGTTCGACGAGCTGCATGCGCAGCGCAACCGCGACGTCTGGGACGTGATGGAGACCGCGCTGGGCGCGCGCAAGCAGCCGCTGCTGTCGGCTATTACGACATCCGGCTTCATCCTCGACGGCATCTGTACCGAGCTGCGCGAGTACCTGGTGTCCATCCTCGAAGGCAAGCGCGTCGACGACGACTTCTTCGGTTACATCTACACGCTCGATTCAGGCGACGATCCCTTCCTGGAAGCGAACTGGTACAAGTCCAACCCGGGCCTGGGCGGCTCAAAGACGCTTGCGTATATGCGCGGCATGGCCCGGAAGGCAGCGGCACTGCCTGGCGCCCGTGCCAATTTCCTGACGAAGGATTTGAACATCTGGTGCAACACGGCCGACGGCTGGTTCGACCTGGCTGTGTGGGACAAGGGCGGTACGAAGTTCGATCCGGCGCTGCTCAAGGGCCGTCGCTGTTTCGGCGGGCTTGATCTGGCATCCACGCGTGACCTGACCGCATATGCGCTGGTCTTTCCTCCAACTGAGGATGACGACCAGTGGCGAGTCCTGGTGTGGTTCTGGTGCCCGCAGGAGAAGATCGATCAGGAAGAGCACGCTGACGCGGCACCATACAAGAAGTGGCAGGAGGCGGGCTGGCTCACGGCAACACCAGGCAACGTCACCGACTATGCGCCGGTGCGTAGGCAGATCCTGCAAAGCATGAAGGACTACGACGTTTGTCAGATCGGCTTCGACAAGTGGAACGCGCTGCAGCTGGCGAACGAGCTGCTCGAAGCGGATGTGCCGCTTGTCGAGGTGCCGCAGACTACCGGTGGCATGCACCCGGGCAGCCAGCTGCTTGAGAAGCTCGTGTATGGACTGCGGCTCAAGCATGGCGGCAATCCGGTGCTGCGCTGGTGCGCGAGCAACGTCGCTCTGCTGTTTGACACGAACGGCAACTACCGGCCTGACAAGAAACGATCCAAGGCGAACGGCCGCATCGACGGCATCGTGGCCACGATCATGGGTCTCAGCCGTGCTGCAGCGTTCGAGGACCAGGGCGACCTGGATGATGCAATCAACGACCCAATCCACACATGAACATACTCAGCAATTTCCGGACGTGGTGGGGCGGCATCACCAGTTTTGGCGAAAGCGTCGGCACGCAGAATCGTCTGCCAGCTCAATCGCTGGTCGAGGAGACCAGCAGCGTTGGCGCCGACGCGGCTATGCAGATCAGCACTGTGTGGGCTTGCATCGACCGGCGCGCCGCGACCGTCGCCAGCCTGCCGTTCTTCGTGTACGAACAGAAAAACGGGCAGAAGCAGCTTGCTCGAATGAGCCGGCTGTACACGCTGCTTCACGACTCGCCCAACTCCAGGATGACGCCTTTTGAATTCTGGCGTGCGATGGTGATGAACCATGATCTGCGTGGCGTGGCCTATGCGCGGATCGACCGGGACGACGACGGCGAAGCCATCGCGATGTGGCCCATGCCCACCGACCAGGTCGAGGCGCGCGTGCTCGAAGACGGTTCGATGGTGTACCTGTACCGGTTCAAGAACGATATCGCCGTCCTCAGCGAGGACAACGTCTACGTCTTGAAGAACCTCGGGAACGGGACAACCAGCTTCGATAAGCTGGAATTCATGCGAGCGGGGCTGGACGAGGTGGGCAAGGCGCAGGCCGAGGCAAGCCGCTTGTTCGGCGCCGCCGGCAAGCCGGCTGGCATTCTGATGGTCGACCGGCTGCTCAAGCCAGACCAGAAGGCCGCGATCAAACGCAACTTTGCCGAGATGGCCGAGGGCGGCACGTCGCGCTTGCACGTGCTCGAAGCGGACATGAAATACCAGCAGCTCACGCTGACGCCCGAGCAGCAGCAGCTGCTGGAGACGCGCAAGTATGGCGTTGAAGAGCTATGCCGCTGGCACGACGTGCCGCCGGTGCTGGTCCACCATAGCAACGTGACCGCCTGGGGCTCTGGCATTGAGCAGCTGATTGCCGGCTTCTACACGCTGGCCATCCGACCCCTGCTGGTGAACATCGAGCAGGGCATACGCAAACGTGTCATGACCTCTCGCCAGCGCGTGACGCTGGTGGCCGAGTTCAACCTGGACGCCCTCCTGCGAGGCAACCTGAAGGACCGCATGGAGATCTACGCCAAGGCGGTGCAGAACGGCATCAAGAACCGCAACGAGTGCCGCCAGCTCGAGAACGATGCGCCGTATGAAGGCGGCGAAGTCTATACCGCCCAGTCGAACCTGGCGCCTGTGTCGATGCTTGGCGATCCCGCGCTTGCGCGAGCAAGTGCGGCAGCAACCCCTACCGCTCAGTAAAGGAAAAATCATGCCAGTTAAAACCCTGTCGCTCGAGGCAGTACAGCTCAAGCTTGAGGACGAATCGGCCGGTTCCTTCGTTGGCTACGCGTCAACCTTCGGCAACGTGGACTCGTATGGAGACACGATTCTCAAGGGCGCATATAAAGGCACGCTCAAGCAGTACGGCCTGCCGAAAATGTTCTTCAACCACGACAAGTACGCGGTCCCGATCGGCAAGTGGACAAAGGCGGTTGAGGACGACTACGGGCTGTTGATGACGGGCGAGCTCACTCCCGGCAACGCAATGGCCGAGCAGGTGCGCGCAGCGCTCAAGCACGGCACCGTCGACGGGATCTCCATCGGCTACGTGCTCGCCAAGGATGACTACCAAGAGACAGATGTTGGGCGCACCATCAAGAAGGTCAGCCGGTTGATCGAGTCGTCGATCGTGACCTTTCCCGCTGATACGTTCGCCAAGGTCGACCTGGCCAGCGTCAAGAACTGCGCCGACGAAATCGATCAGGTCGAAACCATTCGAGATTTTGAAGTCCTCCTGCGGGATGTAGGCGGCTTCAGCAAGGCAGCGGCCCAGGCACTGACCGCTCGCGCCAAATCGTTGTTCGCCGCGCGGGATGCCGGCACGCTCGACCAGGTGAAGTTCTCTGAACAAGTGCTCGCTCGCCTGGAAAGGTTGGGCAAGTAGTCATCCAGTAGTGCAACCACCGCCGCCTCCAGGCGGCATTCTTTTTAAGGAACGAAATGAACTTCAATAAAATGTTGGGTGGCCGCCCAGGACGTGCGGCCGTACTGCTGGGTTTGGCCGTGGCCAGCGTCTTTGCCTATGCCTGCGGCGTCGATGTTCTGCACCTGGCCCGCCAGCATCCGGACGTGATCGGTGCGCTGTCGCTGATGGGCATGGCAGGCGAAATGGACGTCAAGATCATGGGCGCCCTGGACAACGTCGAGAAAAAGCTCGACGACATGTCGAAGAAATCCGAGGAAGAGATCAAGAACCTCGGCAAGATCTCAACCGATACCAAGACCGCAATCGACAACCTGGGCGTTGAACAGCGGACGCTGGCCGATCGCCTGGTCAAGCTCGAGCAGCGTAGCTCGCAGCAGCAGGACGACACCACGCCGGCAATCGTTCTGCCGGGTCAGCTGTTCACCAAGAGCGCTGCCTACACGTCGTTCATGGAATCGGGCGCCAAGCAGAAGGTCTTCGGTGAGGTCGAAAGCAAGAATACCGTTACCAACGCGATCGCCAACACCTTCAGCGAGCGCCGTCCTGGCCTGGTCGAAGGTTCGTTCCGCGTGTTCACGCTCGAGCAGCTGCTGACCAAGATCCCAACGTCGGCCAGCTCGATCGAGTGGGTCCGCGAGAACGTGTTCACCAATGCCGCGGGCGAAACCGCTGAAGGCACCGCGAAGCCGCAAAGCTCGATCACCTTCACTCCGGGCGCCATGCCGGTGTCGACGATCTCGCACTTCCTGAAGATCACGACGCAGATGGCGAAGGACAACGCGGCACTGGCTGCGTACATCAACCGCCGCATGATCTACGGCGTGGACCTGCGTGCCGAGACCCAGATCTTCGCTGGCAATGGCGTCGGCGCCAACATGTCGGGCCTCGCCCTGGCCGGGAACTTCACGCCGCACGGCTACACCGCCGCGCTGCTGGCTGCTGCTGACCTGGACAACAACCGCTTCGACCTGATCGGCAAGATGATCGGCGACTGCGCTGCGGCCGACTACCCAGCCGACGCCGTCGTCATGAACACGGTCGACTGGTGGATCCTTCGCCTGACTAAGGACGGCCAAGGCCGCTACATCCTGGGCGACCCGGGCTCTGCCGCGCCTCCGATCCTGTTCGGAGTGCCGGTCGTGGCCAGCAACTCGGTCCCGCAAAACAAGGTCTGGGTGGGCAGCTTGGCGCAAGCGGCAACGCTGCACGACCGCGAGACGGTGGGCATCGCCCTGTCGGACTCGGACGGTGACAATTTCCAGTCCGGCCTGATTACCATCCGTGCCGATCGCCGCCTGGCCCTCACCGTCGAGAAGCCGGCAGCAGCCCGCTACGGCGACCTCAAGCCTGCGTAATCAACCAGGGCCGCCTGCGGCGGCCCATTCTGAAGGAATGCGATGAAGCAGCTTCAAGTCAAAATCCTGTGCCAAGTGATCACGGCGCAGTACGGCACGCTCAACACTGGCGCGATCATTCGCACGGACGAGACCTTCGCCAAGCACCTGGTCGACGACTGCGGCGCCGCTGAGTACGTCAAGCCTGTCGATGCCGGTACCGTTGCAGTCGAAGGAAGCAAGCCGCGGCAGCCACGCGCGACCAAGGCTCCTGCGCCCAAGCTGGCTGACAAGCCAGCCGAATCGGACGGTACCCCTCAATCGCCCGCTGTGCAGACGTCTGCACATGAACCAATCGCTGACGGTGTGTCGGCGCCAAACCCCGTCACGGATCCAGGCGCAGTCACTAGCGCCGACCCGCTGGAGTAACCTCCCTGCCGCTGGCCTCGCACCGGCGGCTCTGCCGGATATTGAAAGACGCCCTATGCCAGCGCTGCAAAGACCGGTAGCGCGGTTACGCTTCGCTACAGCTCGCAGTTCGAGTACGCGCACGCCGCAGGGCGCAGGCCATTCACCGCAGCGCGTCGAATTGCAGGCGCGTTCGGCACAGGTCGGTGGGTGCCGTCCGGTATCAACACGAAAGAACGTCCGATGAGCACCGAGAAAATTTCAGGACCGGTAGCCCCCGCCGTCTCGATGGCAAAGGCCAAGGAAGCGCTACGCTTTGAGGAGGGTGACTTGTCGCAGGACGGCTTGATCGCGATCTGGATCGCGGGTATCACGGCCGAGGCCGAGAACCAAACAGGGCGAGCCTTTGTTAACCGAGCCATGCGCACGACGCTCGGAGGCTTTCCCGACGCGATCAAGCTGAGCGCGCCTACCTTCAGCGTCGAGGCGGTACGCTTCGTGGCGCCCGACGGTAGCACCCATATCCTCGATCCCGCTGACTACTACGTGGACCGGGTGACCGTGCCTGGTTATATCGTGCCTGCTCGCGGCAAGGCTTGGCCAGCTACCGATACCAGGGTCGATGCGGTGATGGTCGACTACACAGCGGGCTATGGCGTGTCCGACGTGGACGTTCCCAGTGAGGTCAAGATGTACATCCTGGCCAAGCTGCAAGTGCAGTTCGAAACCTCCGTAGGCGCCGGCTCACCGGTGGGCAAGCCTTTCAACGTGGCATATCTCGACCGGCTGCTCGATGGCCTTGTGGTGTACGACGTATGACGATCGCGAGCCGACTCAACAAACGCGTGTTGCTGCAGCAGCCGGTAGCAGGCAAGGATGCCTCTGGCGCACCAGCGCAGGTCTGGCAGAACGTCATCTCAACCGGCGACGGCAAATTGTGGGCCGGTGTCCGTGATCTGACGGGCCGCCAGTTTGTCGCCGCCGGTGGCACACAGAATGCCGTTCAGACCGAGATCGAGATCCGTTATCGGCCAGGTGTAGCCGCCAAGATGCGCGTAATCCATGGCGCCGACATCTACGACATCGAGGCAGTGCTCGACCAGAAGGGCAAGTCACTGTTGTTAATGTGCTCGAAAGGAGTCAGCCGTGGCTGATAGCAAGAACCTGACCGGCTTCCGGGAGCTGGCGAAAGCGCTGAAGGAGTTGGGCCCGCGTGTCGGCCGCAAGCATTTGCGCGGATCCACGTCTAAGGGCGCTGCGGTCATCCGAAAGAAGGCACGGGAGCTCGCTCCGGTTGATACGGGCGAGATGCGCAAGGATATCCAGATCAAGCGCGAGAAGACCTCGGGCGATCACGTTGCCAGCTACTCGGTCTACACTCGCAGTGGTAAACGTTCTCGACTTTCAGGCAAAGCGCGCAACGTCGACAAGGACAGCTTCTACTGGAAGTTCATCGAGTTCGGCACGGCCAAGATGGCGGCTCAGCCCTTTCTGCGGCCCGCATTCGAGTCTGAAAAGGAGGCTGCTGTCGACGCGATCGGCGCTGAGCTGGACAGGCGCATCCAGAAGGAAGCTGCAGATCTGGCAAGGGGTGGGTGATGGACATACTCGCTGCATTTCTCGCTCTGGTCGACCCGATCATGGGTGGCCAGGCGTATCGCAATGTCATCCCAGAAGGGATTCCACCGCCCTACGCCAAGTTCTTTCGCGTCTCGGCAATCGAAGGCCTGACGTTAGACGAGAACGGTGGTGATGGGAACGAGACCACCACCCGGATCCAACTGGATATTTACGGCAGTTCGCCAGATGTCGAAGTGAAGACTAGGGCCGTAAAGGCGTCGCTCAAGGCCTGGTCAGTCGACAACGTCGTTTTGCTCGAGCTCGACGGTTTTGAGGCGGAAGTGAAGCTGCATCGCACGACGCTGGACATCTCAACCATCCATCAGTAGACCCGTTAAACCTTTCACGCCCGCCCGCGATTGCGGGCTTTTTTACTTCCAAGAGGATCAACATGTCCGGAATCTCCGCGCAAAAAAGCAAGCTGCACATCGCCACCGGTACCGGCGGCGCCAAAACCATCACCGACATCACCGTCGGCTTCCCGGCGATCGTGACCAGCAACGCCCATGGCCTGAACAATGGTGACGTCGTCACCCTGGCGGGCATCGTCGGCAGTATGTCGTCGCTCAACGGAAGCAAGCGAGTTGTAGCGAACCGCACTGCCGACACCTTCGCGCTGCTGGACGTCGACACCACCGGCCTGGTCTACACCTCGGACGGCACCGCGACGCCGGAGGCCTACACCAAGATCAATGGCCTGCTGTCCTTCGATGGCTTCGACGGCGCGGCGGACGAGCTCGACACCACTGATCTCGATTCGGATGCGAAGGAGTTCGTGTCTGGCATCAAGGACGAGGGTAAGTTCGGCTTCGAGATCAAGACGGTGAAAGCCGACAACGGGCAGATCGCACTGCGTGCTGCGCGCGTCAGCGGCAATATCACGGGCTTCAAGCTCGAGCTGCCCGATGGCAGCGTCGCGTCGTTCAGCGCCTTGGTGAAGACCATCCCGACGAGCGGCGGCGTGAATGCCGTCATGAAGGGCAAGGTCGACTGCAAGATTTCCGGCCCGGTAACTTGGGCATAAGGAGGCGCCATGAAACTACTCAACAAAGCAGCAATCCTCGGGGCCAACGACCTGAAGCACGAAGATGTGCCGGTCCCTCAATGGGGCGGCATGGTGCGCGTGCGCATGATGACCGGCGCCGATCGCGATGAGTTTCGTCAGATGGCAGCGGAGTACGAGGACGGCATCCCGCCGGCGCGATTCGCCGCCATCCTGCTGATGCTGACCTGCGTCGACGAGACCGGCGCCCGCGTGTTCACACTCGATGACATTGCAGCCCTGGAAGGCAAAAGCGCTGGTTCCGTCGACATCCCGGCCGCCGTCGCCATGCGCCTCAACGGCTTCGGCGCCCAAGCTGTGGCGGACGCGGAAAAAAACTCCGCGAGCGGCCGGAGCGAAGATTCTGGTTCCGCCTCGCCCTCGCCCTCGGAAAAACAGTAGGGCAGCTGCAGGCCGAGATGACATCGGCCGAGTTCACCGAATGGATGGCCTACTACGAGCTTGAGCCGTTCGGTGAGCTGGTGGCCGATCAGCGGCATGGTGTGGCAACCGCGCTGCAGGCGAACCTGAACCGGGATCCGAAGACCCACCCGAACCCGTACAAGCCAGAGGATTTCATCCACTGGCGCGACACGGGCGAGGCCGAAGAAGATGCTGAGCCAGAGCTGCTGGACGATGACGTGGCGCAGTCGAATCTGATCCGGGCGTCGGTCTTCGGGTTGCCGCCAAGAAAAGCTGTGGCATAGTAAACCCATCAATAACACGATGGGGATGCTATGAAAGCACTTTTGGCCGCGGTCCTGGCGCTGGCAACTCTGCCGGTTCTTGCGAACGACGCCAACGCGATCGAGGCGGGAAAGAGACTGGCGAAGCGCGATTTCCGTGAGTTGCAGGATCCGCAGTTTCGCAGCCTGAAACTGCGCTATTCGATTGATGGGAAAGCAGTTCTACTGTGCGGTGAAATTAGCGGCAGAAATAGGCCGGAGTTCACCAAATTCTGGGTTTGGCTGGAGCCCAAGGCAGGGGATCTGGATAATAGGCGCCCGCCTGACTTTCCGGAGAAAATCTGGGATGAGCTTGTGGACGCAATCTGCGCACCAGGCCCATGAAATCCTGAAGCATCATAGACCCGCCCAAGTGGCGGGTCTTTTCATTTTGGAGCCGGCATGGCAAATTTGGGTCAACTGGTCGTCAATCTTGAGGCGAATATCGCCCGGTTTACGAGTGATATGGGGAGGGCGTCGCAGGCTACCGAGCAAGCGATGACCCGTATCAATGGCGCGGTCGACACGGTGAAGAACGGCCTCGCCGCTCTCGGTATCGGCGCCTCTGTTGGTGGTTTCGCTATGATCATCAAGGGTGCCGTCGACGCTGCGGACAATCTGCGCGACATGTCACAGAAGACTGGTCTAGCGGTCGAAGAGCTCAACGGGCTAGGGTTTGCATCGGGCCAGGCCGGCGGCAGCTTGGAAGCCATGGGCGCCGCAGCCGGCAAGCTGAACAAGGCGCTGACTGAATCTGCTGGCGGGAATGGAGAAGCGGCAGAGGCGTTCAAAGCTTTGGGCATTTCGGTCAAGGACGCCGAAGGCAATCTTAAGAAGGCCGACGTCGTGATGGCCGAGGTGGCGGACCAGTTCGCCAAGTACCAGGACGGCCCGGAGAAAGCGGCAATCGCGCTGCGTTTGTTTGGCAAAGCCGGCGCGGACATGATCCCGCTGTTGAACGACGGCGGCGACGCGATGCGCGAAAACATCGAGTACGCCAAGCGATACAGCTTTGCCACGACAGACCTGTCTAACGCAGCCGACAACTTCAACGACACGATGGGTAAGCTGGCGATCCAGCAGCAAGGGTTCATCAATCAGTTGTCGGCCGAAATGCTGCCCGTCATGCAAAGTGTGGCCAATGCCTTCCTTGAGACCTCGGAGAGGGCGAACGATCTGCATTCGTGGAGCGGAAAATTGTCGGGGGCGCTCACCGGCCTAACCGGTGTCGCTGTTACCGGCGCATTTGTGTTCGAGCAATGGGGGATCAAAGTAGGCGCAGCGGCCGCCAAGGCTGAGGCCCTGAAGAATCTGGACTTCAAAGCCTTCCGGCAGATCAGCGAGCAGGAAGATAGCGATCTGGCCGAGTCGCGAGGCGACTACCAAGTGCTGCGGGGCGAGATTCGTAGCGGTGGCGCCAAGGACCGCTTTGCACCGGTGATCGCGGGCGTCGAGAAGATGATGTCGGAGGAGCGCGAGATCCTGGCCGCCCGGAGCGCGATGCTGAATAAGTATCAGAGCGATGGCCTGATGTCGCAAAAGGCGGCCAACGAAGCGAGGGTCGCTGCCCAAGCTGAGTATGTCAAGAACATGAAGGACATGTATGGCTATGAGATAGCAATCCTCATGGGCGCCAAAAAGGTAGCGGAAGATAATGAGCGCAATCCGGTAAAAGCAAAGGAAATTCAGGGTCGAATCGACGGCTTGTACCGCGAGCAATCGCTCGTCGGCACTGATAGGCCAGCAGCGCCGAAGCTGCCCGAGACGAAGAAGCCGGAGCTGAAGAAAACTGATGCTGAACGGGCGAGCGAGGAAACGCAAAAGCTGATTGCTCAGCAGAGGGAGCAGATCGACACCTTTGGCCTCAGCGGCGCCGCAGTCCTGGAATACCAGCTCAACCTGAAACCGATCTCGGCAGAGCTTGCAAATATTGCGGTGGCGAACCAGCAGGTCATCGACAAGATGAAGGCGACCGAAGCGGCCGAGAAGGAGGCGGCCGCGGCCCGGAAGAAAGCGCAGGACGATGCCGCCAGGGCCCAGGAGCAGAACGCGGCGAACGTCGAGCAGATCCGGCAGTCGCTCCTGACCGATGTGCAGCATGAGCAATTCGTTCACGAGGCCCGGCTGCAGCAGATCCGCACGTTCGGCGAAGCAAAGCTTGAGAACGTCGTGCAAGCCAATGCACTGATCGAGGCCGAAACTGCGCGCCATCAGGCCGTGCTAGAGGAAATGGACCGGCAGCGGGCAGAGCAGAAGATTGGGCTTGAGATGCAGGTACTTCAGCAAGCTGGTGGCGTCGCCGACCAGATGTACTCGATGCTCAGGCAAGCCGGCATGGAGCAGAGCGCACTTGCCAAGGCCGCCTTCCTGGCCAGCAAGGCCATCGCTGTGGCCCAGATCATTATGCAGACGAACGTCGCGGCTGCTTCCGCACTGGCGCTTCCTCCGATTGGCCTCGGTCCTGTGGCAGGTCTGGGGCTGGCAGGGACGATCAAGGCGCTCGGCTATTCGAGCGCAGCGATGACCGCGGGCCTGGCGATCGCGGAAGCCTCGGCCGAGGGCGGCTACGACATCCCAGCCGGCGTCAATCCGATGACCCAGCTGCACGAGAAAGAAATGGTGTTACCGAAGGCTCAGGCTGACGTGATTCGCGGCCTGGCAACGCGCGGCGGCGCCGGCGACGGCGGAGCGATGAAGCTGACCATCGTGAACAACACCAGGTCGCCAATCGGCCGGGTGACAGAGCAGCGGATTTCTGCCACCGAGCGCGCGCTGATCATCGAGGAGGCGAAGGCGGCGACGATCGCCTCATTCTATGAGCCCAACAGCAAAGGAAGCAGGTCTTTGCAGGACAATTTCGGCGTGCAAAGACGGCGCTGATCGATCGAGCAATAGGGTTTCAGGTTGGATGGTGGATGACAGGGACATTTGCCTTGGCCAAGGCGAGCGCCGTGCCTTCGATTTCTCGAATTGAACAGTGGGGCGTCGCTGGAAGCGCGAACTGGAAATGAAAACTAGTGTACTGCCCGTTCGGAGCCTGCTCTGAAGCGTTCCCATGAATCATATAGAAGGCCTCGTCCAAATGAATGCTGTCAATGCTGTAAGTGATCACGCTAATCCTTTCAATGTAAAGACTCAAAACGATACCAGAAGTCGAGGGTTGCAATGACGAATCCTGTAATGCCAAATGGCTTCACGCCGACTGTGGCCGCTTACTCGATGGACGACCCTGGCGGCGTGCTGCGCACGGAAGTCGCCGGCGGCGCCGCTCGGTACGGACTCGATTGGGACCGTGGGCTGCAGCGCTTCCAGGTGACGCTGATCCTCGATGCGCTCAAGTTCTCGGTGTGGACGGCCTTCTACCACCACATCATCAAGAAGGGCGCCATCACATTCGACATGCGGCTCGATTCCGGCTTCGGCCCGGAGCCGCACCCGGTGAACATCATGCCCGGGTCGTACTCGGCGGCGCGCACCGGTGGGATTGCAACGGTGGTGTCGTTCGTCGTGGAAGCCGAAAGTAAGGTGTACGAGATGACCGCGGCAGACGCTGTAGGGATGGTCGAGGTATATAACGCCTATGGCACCAACGCGCCGGCGCTGCTGCAGCGCCTGGCTCGGTTCGCGACGGTCGACACCAACGTCCTGGAGTTCTGATGAGCCTCGACCTCGAAAGCCGGTTGCAGACGTTTCTGGCATCCGCACCGCAAGCAATCTGGCCGATCCAGACACTGCAGATCAGCCATTCGGCTATGAGCAAAACCTACCATCTTTGGCGCGAGCCGCACGCTGGCCAGACCGTTGTCGACGCCATCGCGGTCGATATGCAGCCGTGCAACATCGAGATCAAGCTGGCCGGCAGCGAAGGTCACCTTGACCAGAAGTTCGACATCCGGATCGGGCTGGTCGACATCGAGGACGAATTCCGCGAGCAGCTGGACCGGATTCCTGTTGGCACGACGGAGAAGATCAGGGTCGTGTACCGCGAGTACCTGAGCGACGACCTGACAGCGCCGCAGGCCACTGCAGTGCTGCAGGCCGAAAGCATCACCTACGCAATCGGCGCGGCCAGCATCAGCGCCGTGTCGCCGCGGCTGAACATGACGCGCACCGGCGAGCTGTACACCCCCAAAGAAATACCCATGCTGAGAGGATTTCTCTGATGAATGTGAATGCCTACCTGGCCAAACAGTACGACTCGCCGCCATGCTGGCAGCTGGTTGCAGACGTCTACACATCCGAGCTGGGGCAGTCGGTTACGGACTACAAGACCATCAACGCGTCGATTCGCGCGATCGCCAGCGCTTTCCGGATCGCTCTTCACAAGTCGCCTGAGGGCTTCGCCCAGATCGCCGAGCCTGTCGACTATTGCATCGTTCTGATGGGGAAGTCCGCGGCGATGGGCCTGCACCATTGCGGCGTGTACTACCAGGGCCGGGTGCTGCATGGGCTCAACGCCGGTAACCGTTACGAAGAGCTGTCTGTAATCCATGACAGCTACGGATTGATTGAATTCTGGATGCGCACATCATGACTCGGATCCGCCTATACGATTCGCCGTTCGCGCCGGCCACGCCCCAGGTGTTCGAAGTGCTAAGCCTGGCGCAATGGCTGCTCGACCACTACGGACCCACTCCGGCGGTTACGGTGCAAATCTTCGCTGGCGAACCAAGCGCAGAAAACGAGATCAGCCGCGATGTCGCCGCCATCATGGCCGGCCAGTGCTCAGAATACGTCGTGCTGCAGAGTCCCGGCGCTGAGTATGTAATCTACGCAGCCATCATGGCGGTAGTGGCGGTGGCGGCCGTCGTGCTGATGCCCAAGCCCGTCATGCCGGGCAACGTCAACCGGACCCAGCAAAGCCCGAACAACTCACTGGGGGATCGCCAGAACAAAGTGCGCATGCTCGAGCGCGTCGAGGATATCTACGGCACGGTCAAGTCGATCCCGTCGCTGATGATGCCTACCTATACCAAGTACGTTGGTCATCAGAAGTTCGAGTACGGATACTACTGCGTTGGGCGCGGCTACTACGACATCACGGACGTGCGCGACGGTGACACGCTGATCGCCGATATCGAAGGCGCCAGCGCGGCATTCTATGCGCCGTTCACGTCGCCAAATAGTGGTGCTCCGGCCCTGCAGATCGGTGCGCCCATCGTCGACGGCATCGTGACAGCGCGCCGCGCTATCGAGGTGGACGGCATCACGCTGAAGGCGACCAACCAGGTAAAGCCGCCGGAGGCCGCGCTTTACACCTTCACGCCTTCCCCTGGCGGCGACCGTATTACGCAGGGTGAGAAGAACCCGAACTTCAACTCCGTCTTCGCGCCGGGCGATGTGATTTCCGTGACGATGGCTGGCTTCGACATCACCAGTTTTGCCGGCCTGGATTTCGACGGCTCGAAGGTCAGTGAGCAGTACGTGTCGGGCCCCCATAACTACTCCGGGACGTACACCGTCGAGGCTGTAAGCGATGGCGAGATCGTACTGACCACTTCCACCTGGAGCGTCGGGAGGGAAGGTGTCAGTGCAACGATTGAGAATGCAGATGCAACGAATGTAACGGACTGGATTACGCTTCCTGCCGCTGATCGTACCGAGGTGTGGTGTAACGTGGTCGCTCCGAACGGCATGTTCAAGGACAACAACGGCAAGCAGTTGACCTCGGTCGACTTCACCATCGAGATCGAGCGGCTGAGTGCCGACCTTACGCCTACAGGCCTGGTTGAGACGGTAACCGGCTCGCTGTCTGGCTCTGTGCAGGACGAACGGGCGGAAACGGTCGAGCATGTAACGAGCTGGACCGGGCCGGCGCGGGTCCGCATGTTTCGTACCACGTCTTTCGATTTCGAGTTCCAGGGCACGGTGATCGACGAGATCAAGTGGACCGACCTGTACAGCGTTTCGCTGGTGCAGAAAACCGACTTCGGGAACAAGACGACCGTGCATACGGTGACGCAGGCGACAGCTCGAGCTACGGCCGTAAAGTCTCGCCAGCTCAACTGCATCGCGTCGCGCAAGCTGCCGGTCTATAACGGCGCGGGTTTCTCGGGCGTTCTTGATGGCGAGGGTCGCCATGTGTCCGGGACGATCCAATCGACCTCGAGGCTGGTCGACATCATCGCCGCCGTGTCGGTCGATCCGAAGATCGGCCGGCGCGACCTTGCGGCTGAGGTGGACATGCAGCAAATCTGGGGTGTGCAGCAGGCGCTCGATGCTTGGCATCCGGAGTGTGGGCAGTTCAACTACACGTTTGACTCGGACAACATCAGCTTCGAGGAGACGGTGGTCATGATTGCCAACGCAGGTTTTTGCATCGCCTACAGGCAAAACGGCAAGATCCGGCTGGCGTTTGACCGCGCGCAGGCGAACAGCACGGCGCTGTTCACGCACAGGAACAAGAAGCCTCGGTCCGAGACAATTACGCGCAAATTCGCATCCGACGCGGAATATGACGGCGTGGAGTTTTTGTACAGCGACCCTGACAGCGGGCAGTCGGAAACGATCACGTTGCCGCTCGATGGCTCGCACACGAAGCCCAAGAAGTTCGAGATCGCAGGGATACGCTCCTTCGCCCAGGCCTGGCTGCGGGCCAACCGGGAGTATCGGAAGTTGATCGGGCAGCGCATCACGATCGAGACTACGACCACGGCGGATGCCCGGTCGCTGCTGCCGAACGCACGCATCGACGTCGTCGACAGCACGCGCTTCAAGTCGTACGACGGCGAGGTGGTAGCGCAGGATGGGCTTATGTTGACGCTGAGCGGCGATGTGGCATTTCTACCAGGGCAGGCGCACAGCATTGTGCTGATGCGGCGTGATGGCGGGCTGCAGAGCATCGCGTGCATCGCAGGCGCGGCTCCCAACCAGGTTGTGTTGCAGGCTTTGCCAAGTGAGGCTGTGGTAACAAGCTTCGGACAAGACGGCATCCGGACGATCTACAGCTTCGCTGCCGATAGCGCGCGCGCTGCGCAGGCGTACCTGGTGCAGGAAATCGACCTGGCGGACGCCCAATATGTGACGGTGCGCGCGATCAATTACTCGGCGGACTACTACGCGGCCGACAACGAGCCCATTCCTGGCAAGTCCGCCATTATCAACTGAGGCGACGATATGGTAGAGCAGGTTCAAATTCCACACAGCGTAGTTGCAGGCAAGGAGCCACTGCCTGGCGAGCTTGAGATTGCCGGGCTCGCGGTCAACCTTGTCGATGGTGCACTCTACACCAAAGGGTACGACGGTGCTGTGGTGCGGTTGAACGAGACGATCCCGATCGAGGACGACAACACTTTGGAGTCTTCGGTCAACCCGACCTGGGCGGTAGAGCAAGGTGGAAAAATAAGACTGCGCATGTCAGGTGCAAAGCTGTCGTTCAATCCGTCGACTGGTCGATTTGCGGCAACTTCATTTGCAGGTGCAGGCAGTGAGCTGACGGGCTTCACGGCAGGCCAGATAACGGGAGCCCTGGGGTTCGAACCGGTCAAGAAAATTGGCGCGGCTTTAGGCCCGCCTGCGACTGATCTTGCAACGGTCATCACATTGGCTAACAACATGCGTGCGGCGTTGATCAGCTGCGGTATCGGGTCGTAAATAGCAGTATCGATCAGAAGCGCCTAACGGGCGCTTTTTTTTCGTCCAACGATAGGGAATTTAAATGACGGCTTTAAATATTAACGATCTGAACAATGGCAAGAAGGACCTCGATCATATCGCTGCAGTCGCGACGTCCACCACGCCGACTGTCATGGATCGGATGGGGAATATCAAAGATACTGTCAAGGGCGCCGTGGACACGCTCAAGGCATTTAACAGCAGGGGCGCATGGGCAGCAGCAACAGCATATGCCGTCAAGGATGTGGTCTCCGCGTCCGGCACCTGGTACGTTTGTGTTGTTGCTCATGTCTCGAGTGCCACTTTTGCCACGGACGGCGCGAAGTGGCGCGTGCACCAGGGCGCCTCGCTGGCGGGCGCCGAGACGCTGGAGAACAAGTCGTTCAAAGGTGCCGTTGGGTTCTATACGAACGGGTCGAGAATTGGCATTACCGGCGGTGCTGCGCCCATTGTGCCGTCAGCACTGGTCAACGTCGTCAACGAAAACGTATCGACCTGTGCGTTGCGGGTCACTTCGAAATGGACGGGGTCAACCGCGCAACCCTATCAAAACAACGACGACAGTCTGTGGGAAACCTTCAACAAGGTGACGTCGAACAGCTCTAACTTTAGCTGGTCGATCTCAGCACCGAATGCCTACAACGATATCCCGGCAGGAGTGCGCGACGGGGGCGAGCGTGTTGGTGTTTATGGGTGGGCAACGTCGGTCAGCATCCCCGGCAGCTACGTCCACGCGGGCGCGCTGGCTTCACAGATCGGTGTGAGGGGACGTGCCGGTTTCCAGAACGTGTCTCCCGCGTCGGCCGTGATCGAAAGTGCGATCGGTGTTAAAGGCGAGATCTACGGGGAGTCGGCCGGGTCGACAATTCAGAATTCGTTCGCTGGTCACTTTTCCTGCGTCGACCCAGGGTCAACCGTACTGAACAACATGGCAGTGTACGCTGCCGCTCGCGGGGGCCAGGCGTCGAATTTTTCCTTTTTCGGTGAGGCCGGGAAGCTGTTCAACAGGGAGCAGGGAATCTTTGGTCAGTCGATTACGGCTACCCAGTCCGATGCTCTTGTCTCGGTTCGTGGCGGAAATGGGATTGAATTCGGCAACCCAGACCCTACAGGATACGGCTCGAATTTGGGTGCCACTTCTCCAAGTGGGATTCCATTCCTTGCCTTCTGCGCCGAGGCCGATGTCAGCAGCAATACGTTTCGGACGCGCGGGAAAAAGGGTGTACTCACCTATACCGATTTAACAGGCCGGCTCATCTTCGGGCGGCTTGCGAACGGTAACGCTGCTGGCCAAGCGCCGATCGAGATGGCGGCCTTTTCGGCTGACGGGCATTTGACGTTGGCTGAGACACCCTATCTGCGGTCTAAGACTGTGCAGAACGCCGGGGCTCCGGGGGTGCAGGGTGAGCTCGCTTGGGACGCAGACTTTATCTATGTCTGCGTCGCACCGAATACCTGGAAGCGATCAGCATTGGCTTCATGGTGACGCAGCCCTCCGCCTGCGAAGCCGCATCGGCGCCTGCCGCAGCGACGGGTGTGCGTAAGTAGGTATCGCAGCACTGCTCCCCCATCACAACCAGCCCGCAATAGCGGGCTTTTTTACGAGCCATCCGTGAACCAATTCAAGCATTTTTTCGACGGCGCCTCCGTGTTCGCGGCCGGTGCAACCCTCATTGGCTGGATCGCGAACGCACTACCGCCGCTCGCGGCTCTGGTCTCAATCCTCTGGATGGGCTTCCAGTGGTATCACTCTGCGCCGATGAAGGAACGGCGCACTAAACGACAGGAGAAGAAATGAAATTCATTAACGATTGGCGGGCGCAGTTCCCCAAGCTGTGGTCCGTACGCTTCACCCTCCTCGCCGCGCTCGCCTCGGCGATCGAAACCGGCATGCACTTGTACGCGACCGGCACTGCTCCGCTCCTGGTGGTGGCCGCCGGCATGGCCTCGCTCGGCGCTGCGGTGGCCCGCATCATTGCGCAGCCTTCGGTGACTGGCAATGGATAGGCGCCGCACTGCAGTGGCAAGTCTCACCTTAAGCGCTGCCGCGTTTGTTGCGATCCTCAGCAGTGAGGGCTACACGGAAACGGCAGTCATCCCGACGAAGAATGACCGCCCAACTGTCGGCTTCGGCTCGACCTTCAAGGACGACGGTTCACCAGTCCGGATGGGTGACCGGATCACGCCGGTACGTGCCGTCCAGCGCGCCGCTGCCCACATGTCACGGGAAGAGCGCGAGTTCCGTGCTTCGCTCCCTGGCGTGGCGATGTTCCCTGCGGAGTACGACATCTACATGGACTGGACGTACCAATATGGGACGGGAGCTTGGCGGGCGTCGTCGATGCGGCGCGAGTTGATCGCTGGTCGATATACCCAGGCGTGTAGTGCCCTGCTGCTGTACAAGCGCTCTGGCGGGTACGACTGCTCGATCCCAGGAAACAAGGTCTGCGCCGGCGTCTGGAGCCGCCAGCTCGAGCGGCACCGTAAATGCATGGAGGCGCAACTATGACCGCGCTGGAGCGCCTCGCCGCCGTTACCCTGCTGCTGGTCGTGCTGCTGCTGGGCGCCTGGTTCGGCTTGCGTCATTACGGTGCCGAGCAGCGGCAGGCAGGTTATGACGCCGCCATCGCGGAAGGTGAAGAAGCCCGGGAAGCTGCTGCTATCGCTGCCTTGGCGATCGAATCCGGCCTGCGCGCCCGTCTCCTCGAGCAAGACACTACTGCCCTACGAAAGGAACAGGAACATGCAACCAATCTGGAAGCTGCTCAGCGCCGTGTGCGCACTGGCGTTGACCGGCTGCGCTGCCCCACAGGGCCAGTACAAAGCGCCGCCCCGGCCGGTGATCGACCCGCTGCCGCCCGACATGCGGCTGACGGAGAAGGACCGGACCTTGTGCCGGAGGCTGCTGCTGACGTTCTCGGCCACGGAGCAGCAATTGCAAGCCTCGTGCGGCGATACGAGCGCGTCATCGAGCGGTTCGAAGCCTGCGAGGCAGTGAACGCAAAATGAGCACCCTTGACCTCCACGCCCACACGGACGACGGCACGACCCACGTGTGCACGATCCACCGAGGCGCGGGCGACGAGACGCCCCTGCAGATGATCAGTGTCGAAAGGCTGGCTTCGCTGCTGGAGGCCGAGGCCGAGCTTGCGGCGCTACGCCGGGACTTAGCCATCCCGTTCGGCGCTCCTGGGGCTAAGTAAATTGATTGGCGAACTCAATGTGCTTCGGCAGCTGACAGGTTTGATGGGCTTAGAATATAGGAACGCGCCCAGTGTTTCTCTATAGAAAGGACCCCATATGCCAGAACTCACTATCGCCGATCTGATCAACGCAAAGAAGGACCTCGATCATATTGCGGCTCTCGCCAATTCCAATGAGCCAACGGCAATCGATCGCCTCGGTAACATTAAGCAAACAGCCACGGGCGCAGTCGAGTCGATCAAAGCGCTTAACCCGCGGGGCCCTTGGACCCCCTTGACGGCCTACGTCATCAAGGATCTCGTTTCCATTGGAGGTGACTGGTACGTGTGCGTCGTTGACCACACGTCTAGCGAGACATTCGAAGCGGATAGCGCAATGTGGCGCGTGTACCAGGGAGCGACGCTGACCGGACAGGAGACGCTCGAGAACAAATCGTTTAGGGGCCCCGTTTCCTTCTTTACGAACGGCTCGCGCATTGGTATTACCGGCGGCGCCGGCCCGATCACCCCATCAGCTCTCGTCAACATCGTCAACGAAGATGTTTCGACATGCGGGCTCAGGGTCTCGTCCACCTGGCAAGGCTCTACTGAGACGCCATATCAGAACAACGACACCAGTCTGTGGGAGACGTTCAATAAGGTAGCTTCCGACAGCACCAACTACAGCTGGTCGATTTCAGCGCCAAATGCATACAACGACATCCCGGCAGGGGTGCGCGACGGCGGCGAGCGTGTAGGCGTCTACGGATGGGCTACAACTGTCAATGTCGCTGATCAGTTCGTCCACGCCGGCACCCTGGCGTCACAGATCGGCGTCCGCGGCCGCGCAGGTTTTCAAGGCCCGAACACCCCCGCAACTGCTGTGGTTGAGCGCGCGATCGCCGTCAAGGGCGAGATCTACGGCGAGTCCGCGGGCGCTACGATCCAAAATGCTTTTGCAGGGCATTTCTCTTCGGTGAATCCAGCTTCGACGGTTTCGACCAACATCGCGGTTTATGCCGCTGCCAGTGGCGCGGCCGGGCCCAATTTCTCGTTCTACGGCCAGGCAGGCAAGCTGTTCAATTCCGACCAAGCCGTCTTTGGCCAGTTTGCGAGCGCGACCCAGTCCGACTCGTCAATTTCAGCCCGAGGCCGTAACAGTCTCGAATTCGGACATCCCGACCCGAACGGATACGGTTCAAATCTCGGAGCGACATACTCGCGTGGGTACCCTTTCCTTGCTCTGTGCGCTGAAGGGGACCCTCAGGGGGACACGTTCCGGACTCGAGGGAGGAAGGGTGTGCTGGTCCATACCGACCTGACAGGTCGACTGATCTTCAGCCGGCTCGGCGACAGCAACGCTGCAGGGCAGGTTCCGGTCGAAATGGGCTCGTTTACTGCAGATGGCCACCTTACTCTGGCTGAAACCCCGCGACTACCTTCTCGGGCGCCCGCATCCGCCACAGCTGAGGGAAAGCCTGGTGAAGTTGCATGGGACGAGAACTACGTTTACGTCTGCGTTGCTACCAATACCTGGAAGCGATCGGCACTCGAAACGTGGTGAGATAGAGGTCGCCTTTTAGGGGGAAATGAGCGACCGTTGGGCAATCTTCATCGGCGCGCTTCGTTCGAACAGGGCTCGGGCACCGGTCACCGGCTGCCCGGGTTTGATTCTGCTCAACCGCCTTCGTCCGCTTCATCCATCCGGATGTACTCAATCCCTTCAATTTTCGCTATTGCCTGGGTTAGCGACGCCCTCGCCGCATCGAAGAACGGCCGGTGCTTCTCGTCGATCACCGCCTGGTTGGGGAAGTCCGGGTGCCGGTTCAGCTCGATGGTGTAGTCGACCACCTCGCTCAGCGGCGACTCGATCATGAAAACGCGTTCATGGCCCCGGTCAGCGCCTTCGATTAGCAGCGGCAGGACCGACTTGAACGGGTCGCCACGGTCGCTGAAGTAATGCACCAGGTTCGGCTCCTGCTGGCCTTCCTCGGGGATGAATTCAATGGACGGGTGCTGCTGGCGTTTGATGAACATGGTTGCTCCTGGGCTGAGGCGACATTATGCCGCCGTCTATGCGCAGGCGCCGCTGCTCTGCAGTGCTACACTTCCACGATGCGTTTCAAGAAGCCCCTCACGAAAGAGGATCTGCAGGCCATCCAGGCACGTAACCTCGACTCTCCGGACATGCATGCTGCTTTGTGGGAAATTGCGCGCCTTCGCTCCCTCGTACTCTATGCTGACCAGCTGCAGCGCATGCTTGGCACTCTGCCGGGCCAACAGGGCGACCTGCTCGAGTCGATCCGCAAGATGTTAGTCGACGAGCCTTGTGTGAAGGAGTTTCCGAAGCTGCCACCGGACGCGTAGGCACGAGCGACTATCGTTTCCGTTCCGCAAAACCGCGTGGTAAAGTGCGCAAGCCCAGAAGAAACGAAGCAAGCCAAGAGGTTTTGCGGAACCAAAAATGTTCTAAGTAGCTGATTTTTTTGAGTTTCGCAGGTGACTCATAATCCGTTGGTGCCCGGTTCGACTCCGGGGAGGCCTACCAAAATTTCTACTGCCGGATCAAGGGGTTACAGTATTCCTTAATCCATTTTTGTCAGCCCTGCAAACGGCACTGTGACATGGTTGTGTCGTGCAGCAGGGTACCGATCACCGTTGCGTTGCCTGCCATCTGTGCCGGCGCCAGATGCGCCTACCGCGGTACTATCTCGGCCGACTTCCACTCCCCATCCCAGGTGTGGCGCAAGTCGTGCAGCCGGACGTTCTCGATCCAGGTCGTACCCGGTCGACCTGCGACATCGCGACCTACTCCGTCAGATAACGAATCCCGTCCCGGAACCGTCCATATTCGCCATGATGGCCGCGGACATGCTGACGTTCGGCTTGCGCCGCCGTCTTGGCCGGGCACCCACCGGGCATATTGACTGACTCGCGCGACGGGTCTCCAAAAATAAAGGCTTACACGCGCTTGTCGTGTAAGCCTTGTTCGGGTCCGGTCATGGGCTGACCGGATCGCCGCTCGCTGCCCTCATGCAGGGCAGCTTGCCCGCATCACGGCAGGAAGCGGTCGTGGTACTCCTCCGACTGGATGAACTGGCCGACGATGTCGATCGCGGTGCCGCCCTGGTCGAGCATGCCCTTCCAGTAGTCCTGGCCAGCCTGATCAGGCGTGCGCTCGAGCAGGTTAAGGTAGGAGAGCATCACGTTGACCTCGTCCGCGCTGCGTGCCAGGTTCTCCGACGACTCGGTGAAGCCGGTCAGCACATTGCCACGCCCAGTGCCGTTGGTGAGCTCATTGCTCCACCACGCAAGTTCGGCAGCCGATCCGTGGCGGTGCAGGACGTTCTGGTACAGCGCGCTGATGAAGGCCATATTGTCCAGCGTGCCAAATGCCGAATGGGCAAAACCGTCGGCAATCTGGGCCAGCGTGCTGCCTTGATGGAGCTTGTCCATCAAGGCCTGCACGCTTGTACGCTCCGGCTGCTGGCCCAGCGCTCCCTGGTACAGGCGCAGGATGCCTGCAGCGCCGTCCTCCACCTGGTCAGGGTGCAGGAAGGTGTTGGTCAGTTCCTTGCGCGTGAGCGTGCCGGCGTCGAGCAGCGACTGCCAGTACGCGAGTCCGCCGGCATCGGCTTCCCGATAGAAGACGTCGCGATAGAGCTGCATGACGAACAGCTTGCTGCTGCCGAAGACGTCGTTGTCCTTGACGCCGACCGTCAGGCCGTTGGCCGCCTCCAGGTGATCCGGGAACTGGTCGTTGTCGCTGTCCACTCCCGCATCCGCCAGGTAGGCGGGCATGCCAGGATCGGTCACGACGCCGTCGGCCCGGCCGTCGCTGTCGAACTGGCCGCCATCCACGATCGTGAAGTCGAGGCGGATCCGGCCGCCTTCATGGACCACCGCGCCGCCATATTCGGCGCTGGCAAGATTGACCCAGTTGCCGCCGGCGTCCTGTTTCCAGTAGCCGTTGACCGGCAGGGTGCCGTCCACATACAGGCTGAACGATGCCGCCTTGCCTGGTTCCGCAATCTGCGCCTTGAAGCTGATCTGGCCGATAGGGGCCAACGCGTTCAACGGCAGCTCCGATGCCGCGTCGACTTGCGTCACGTCCTGCAGCACGGTTCCGGCGCCGGACGGCTTGCCCGCCACCGAGTCGGCGACCAAGGTGACGAAGGTCGGCGCCGCGCCAGCCGGCTTGCTGACCGGCGTGCTCGTGTGCAGGACGTGACGCAAGTCGACGCGGCATCGGAGCTGCCGTTGAACGCGTTGGCCCCTATCGGCCAGATCAGCTTCAA